TAATCGGAACAGAATACGGCGAAATCGGTATCGATCCGCTGTCTTATTAAGGAGATGAAATGCCTACTTTTCCAGTAGTTACTGGCGACATCGTTACCAGCACAATTTGGAACGGTTTACCAGCTTATGAAATATCAACACAAGCCGGCACTACCTACACTTTAGCAACTGGAGATCAATACCAGAAGCTTTTAGTCTTTACTAGCTCATCCGCTAAAACTGTAAGCATCCCGACAGATGCTACCTTTGATTTTCCAGACGGTACAGCTATAACAATTCTTAATGATAATGCTACAGGCGATATAACTATCCAAGCTGCATCCAGTGGCACTACTTCGGTTACTTCTGCCGGTGCTACTTCAAATGCTCCAAAGGTTAAACCTTTTACAGTAGCTGTCTGTTTAAAAATCTCTAATAATGATTGGGTAATCGTAGGAGCCGTCGCCTAATGATTGGAAATATTGCGGCTGGTTTATATGGATATAGTCAGCCTTTCGTAGCCACAGGTGGAAATGAAGTTACAACAGTAGGCGGATTTAAGTATCACTTTTTTACTGGTAACGGTAATTTTACAGTAAGTTCAGGAAGTAAAGATGTTTCAATTTGCAGTATTGGCGCAGGGGCAGGTGGCGGTTATGATGTTGCTGGAGGAGGGGGAGCAGGTGAATTAGATTTATTTACAACCTTTGCTGCTTCAACTGCAACTTACGCAATTGTAATTGGTGCTGGTGGAACAGGTGGAACTTCTGCAAGAGGTACAAATGGTGGAACAACAACATTTAATTCGACCACTATAACTTCACTTGGTGGAGGAGCAGGAGCAGGTGGAGCATCACCTCGCGACGGAGCAAGTGGCGGATCTGGGGGTGGCGGTCGAGATAATGGCGGAAGTGCAAGCGGAAGCAATACAAACGCAGGCGCAGGTGGTATTGAATCTAATCCTTATTACGCTTCTGGTGGTGGCGGTGGTGCAACGGCTGCTGGAACTGCTGGTAATGCTTCAGGAAGTATTGCAACTGGCGGAAATGGTGGACAAGGCTACACATTAACTTCTATTGATTCTAATTTAACAGCCGCTAATTTTACAACTTTGACTGGCATGACTGTTGTTGCTTCAGGTGGTGGCGGTTCAGCATTGATAAATCAAAACAATACTAATGCAACAGCAGGTGTAGGTGGAACTGGTGCTGGTAATGGTGGCGCATCTAAAGCATCACCTGCTCAAAATTTATCTACTGCAACCGATGCAACAAGTTTTGGTTCAGGTGGTGGTGGCGGTACCTGGTCAAATGCTGGATCAGGAAATGGTAGATCTGGTTATGCTGGTTTAGTTATTGTGAGGTATGCAGTTTGAAAAATTACGCATTATTAGATGAAAATGATTTAGTCATAAATATATCCATTGCTGATAGCAATTGGGATTCTACTGGCTGGGTTGAATACACAGGAAAGAATTGCGGTATTGGATTTACTTACAACGCTGACTTAGATTTGTTTATCGAACCAGAGCCAGAAGGTCATATTGGATTTGATGAATCGACTGGTCAATGGATAATGCCAAAGGTAGAAATTGAAACCCTGGCTGAGTAAATCAGCAGTCCAATTAAGGGAGCAAATTGATGACTGTTTTCCTGATCGCGATCGTTCTTCTGATGGTTGGATTGGCGATGCTCGGCACGCTGCAAAACCGAGCGACCATAATCCTAGCGATACGGGTGTGGTTCGGGCTATCGATGTGGACAAAGATTTAAACAAAATCAAAACTCTTAGCCTGGATCTATTTGAACAGTTAAGATTATTTGCAAAGGCAGATAAAAAGAAACGCATTACTTACATAATTCATAATGGTAAAATATGTTCTGCTAAAGGAAACTGGAAATATAGGGCTTACACAGGCTATAACCCACACAAAGCACATATCCACATTTCTTTTAGCCCTGCGGGAGATCAGGACAGTTCGTTTTTCGACATCCCACTTCTCGGAGGTAAAGTATGAAACTATCAAAGAAACACAAAGCAGCAATCAAGTCCTATTTGCGAGCAGTAGCGGCATCTGGAATTACAGTTGCTTTAGCAATCGCTGGGGATATCCGTCCCGAGTATGCAGTCCTTCTTGGTGCATTAGTCGGGCCACTAATTAAAGCCATTGATCCTACTTCTGCTAAAGAAGTTGATTATGGTATTGATGCGAAATGACACCCAACGAATGGGTCGCATTAGGTGTTGGTGGATGCGCAATCGCAAGCAGTTTATTGCTGGCTCTGCGCTGGGTTATTAAATCTTATTTAGCCGAACTTAAGCCGAATGGTGGCTCATCAATTAAAGATCAAATTAATCGACTTGAAAAACGTGTCGATGATCTCTTTGTTCTAATCAGTAAGTCATAATTTAAAACATGGCTAACACACGCAAGAAGCAAGCACCTCGCAAAAAAATTGCGAAGAAGCGGATTGTGCGTAAGTCGCCAGAGCCATTATCAAAGATCGATATTCATTACATCGCTTTGCAGGAGTGCTATAAGTCAGCCCGTAAAGCAGGATTTAGTGAAGGTATTGCACTTTGGATGATGACTGAGAAGCACACCTTTCCCGACTGGATTGTCGGCGATGGTGGGATCATACCTTCGATTGATCCAACTGACGATGAGGATTTAGACTGAAGCGTTATCTTGTTATTTCAGACCTGCAAATTCCGTACCACCATGAAGCCGCAGTTAAGAATGTTATCAAGTTAGCAAGACGGGAGAAGTTCGACAGTGTACTTAACGTTGGCGATGAAATTGATTTTCAAACCATTTCTAGATGGGCTGAAAAAACACCTTTGGCTTATGAGCAAACTTTGCACCGGGATCGTGAACTCACTCAGCAAATACTTTGGGATCTTACCGAGCACGCTAGAGAGGCTCACATTGTCCGTTCTAATCATACTGATCGCTTATATAACACTCTTTTAAAAGTACCTGGCTTAATTAGCCTGCCTGAATTGCAATACGACAAGTTCATGGACTTTGCCACAATGGGGATTACATTCCATAAAACCTTCTTTGAGTTTGAAAAAGGTTGGTTGCTTGGTCATGGCGATGAAGGAAACACCAATCCCAACGCAGGCTTAACTGCCCTTAATCTGGCCAAGAAGGTAGGTAAGAGCGTTTTGATTGGGCATACCCATAAACTAGGGCTATCTTCGTTCTCAGAGGGCTTAGGAGGCCATTACAGGACGATTTACGGCATAGAGGCCGGCAACCTAATGAACAAAGCCAAAGCCTCATACACAAAGGGCATCGCTAATTGGCAGATGGGCATTGTAATTTTGGACTGGGATGGTAAAAACATGACCCCAACGCTTATCCCGATTAACAAAGATGGATCATTTACAGCATTGGGCAAATCGTATGTCTAGAGAAACAGACTACAAGCCACGCACAATTGATGAGCACATTGATATCATTGATAACAGTATCGTTATCTAACACGCCGATACACCTAGCCAGATTGTCGCTGATCTAGCACATACTTAATCCCAACAGGCAAGTTGCCTGGAGATCGGGAGCAAACAAATGGAAAACATTTCAGATCAAATGGCTTTAACCATCATTATTGTTGGTGGGTTTAGTTTCATGTTTTTTATGATTTGGTTAGATGATCGTAAGAATCGCAAATGGGATGAAGCATGGCGTGCTGGTTATGAACAAGGCATGAAGGTAACAAGAAGTGTCCGCTAATCGTGAAGCAATCTTTGATGAGGCAAGATTACTCATACAAGATCGAGGTCGAGTTTATGGATCTCCTTATACCAACCACAAGCGAATTGCAGAGTTGTGGGCTGCAATCTTGGAATTCCCAATTACTGCACACCAAGTTGTCCTTTGCATGGCAGGGGTCAAGATCGCTCGTTTGGTTGAAACGCCATCACATCACGACAGTGTTGTCGATGCGGTTGCATACCTGGCATTCTACGAAGACGTTGTCACAGGTCAATTAGATGACGATCACGAGAAATTCTAATCGCAGTGTTTGGTGCGATCTATGCAAAATGCAATGGGGTCAAAGAGCAAATGGTGCTTGGTTTGAAAAAGCGCAGCAACCTGCAACCTGGATCTCAACAAGTACAAATGGCACACAAAAAGCCTACTGCGATAAATGCCGACACTATGTGGAGGCTTGGAATGATGGGAGCACTTGGGATCTTCGTGCACAACAGGAATACCGACAAGGAAAACAGGAGATAAATTATGGCTTTTAATTTGGAGGATTATGAAACTGTGGAAGAAAGGTTATCTAAGTTCTGGATCGCAAATGCGGACGGACGGATTGAAACAGAGCGAGTTGTCGCACATAACGCTCCGAGCGATGAATATGTATTTGTGGCTCGGCTATTTAGAACTGAGGCTGATCAACATCCAGTATCGACTGGGTGGGCGAGTGAAACGAAAACAACTTCAGGTTTTAATAAATTTGCTTGCGAGTTGGCTGAAAGTTCTGCGTTGGGTCGTGCGCTCGCTAACTGGACTTACGCCAAAAAAGGTGCAAGACCATCTAAATTGGAAATGGAGCGAGTACGAGAAGGAGATTTAAAAAAGCCTACCTACGGCGCACCTGGTACGAGGACAGCAGCAGTAGTTGATGCTTTGCGTAATACAGACTGGACTGCACCTAAGTTAGAAGATCCAGCACCCTTAGCCTGGTCAGTTGATGACGTTGCACAATCATTAAATGCTGAGAAGGTGTCAGAATCGTTTGATTGCGTTCATGGCAGAATGTTGCTTAAGGAAGGCACTAGTAAGACCGGAAGACCATTTAGAGGGTATGTATGTGTTGAGAAAAGCAAAGCAGATCAATGCGAACCTAAATGGGCAAAGGTTACAAGTAATGGCAAGTTCTATTTCCCAGATCCAGATAAGGATAAATAAATGGGGGAATTAGAGATTGTTCAGCCTGATGGCCTACGCATCAAATTTCATTCCAATGGAACAGTCGTACCTGACATCGTGCCGCTTAATGAGTGTTGCGATATGTGTAACGATCCAAGAATGGTGCACGTGGAGGGTTTACTGACCTGCGTGGGATGTGGAGTTATCAATCGAATTGATTATGGACATCATGCCTAAATACGATTACAAGTGTTTGCGTGAGGGAGTCGTTGCTGAGTTTGATCTAGCGATTGACCACAATGCTCCCTTTTGCAATACATGCGGGTCGGTAATGAGTAAGGTGTTTACAGCCACGCCAGCCATCTTTAAGGGCACTGGATGGGGCGCCAAGCCATGATTGAAGCGGCGGTTATGAAATGTAATGCTTGCAAGAAATCTACCATTTTCGAGATTGAATTTGGTTGGGATACAGTGCCAGGAGTAGTAATCGCTGAATGCCAGAAGTGCTATCGCAAGGGTGCAAGATTAGAGGAGGACATTATGGATAAAGAGGTTGAGAGATGCCATTTATGTGGATGTTGGAAAATGCAATTTAACAAATGCGGTGCATGTAAGGAGTAGCAACATGCCGTCTGACCTGCACTTATAGAGAAAGGTATTGACTTAGTATGGTAACCTTTAGAAGCATTCGCCCCAAAGGCGAAAAGGCGAGCCCCGTCAGGGGATGGCTCGCTAGGTGCTCCCTAATCGGGATACTTATATCTGTAGGCCAGATGAGTACCTTAAAGCCAGTACAAGCACAAACAATCAACACATACAAGCAATACACATTCATTCAATTAAACTACAACTTTAAAGAATTTTATTGTGTAAGTGATCTTTGGTATTTAGAGAGCAGATGGAATTACAAGGCTAAGAACCCAAAGAGCAGTGCGTACGGAATACCTCAATTGCTTAAGTTAAAGAGTAATGATCCTTACTATCAAATAGATCAAGGACTTAAATACATTAGGCACAAACACAACACAGCATGTAATGCGCTCGCCTTTCATAAAAAGAAGGGCTGGTATTGATGGCCAAGCAAGGTGTAGGCACTAGAACATGGCGTAAGACTAGAGAGAGAATACTTCGTAGGGATGGCTTCATTTGCCAGTACTGCGCTCAAGAGGCTGATACAGTAGATCATGTAATACCTAGAAGACTAGGTGGATTAGATAGCGATGATAATTTAGTTGCTGCATGTCAAAGATGTAATTATTCTAAAGGGGGGCGTTTTTTTGTGAGTAGAAGGACACCACCGAC